AATTGTCATTTGATCCACCCTGTGAATTATCATAACGTTTATTCTGATAATTCTCATTTGATCCACCCTGTGAATTATCATAACGTTTATTCTGATAATTCTCATTTGATCCACCCTGTGAATTATCATAACGTTTATTCTGATAATTGTTATTTGATCCACCCTGTGAGTTATCATACCGTTTATTCTGATAATTGTTATTTGATCCATATTCTGATTCTACGTCCAGCATTAATTTGCTCTCATATATTTTATTCACATGAACCGTCATTGGTGGTCTAGATGGTTGTTGTTCAGATGTCTTATCAGACTCTGAACTCCCTCCTTTCTTTTTAAAGAATTTTTCGAATTTATTTTCAACATTATTTAAGTTTGTTTTTTGACTTTTCCACGCCATTATTATATATATAAATTAATATATAATTATATTTTAAAGTCCTTAAATTTCAAAGTTTTTAGTACTTATGGTTATAAATAATAGAATTATATCATAAAGCACTTAATTTTCAAATTTTTATTAATTTCAGATATAATATAATATTATATATATATATTATATAATGTCTAATATAAAACCTTTAAAATATTATAATTTAGAATATGAAAGTAACCAAAATGGAGGCGATCAAAATAATGGCGATCAAAATGATGGCGATCCAAATAATGATGAAGAAATTAATCAAAATGGAGGAGAAGCTGAATTAAATGAAAATGATGTTACAAGATTTCAACAAATGAGCTTATATAATGATAAGAATCTTAATTATATGGAACCTTCGAAAACAACACTATTTACAATTCCTAAAGGAAGTTTATTATATCATGGATCTTTAAATAAAGAGTCATTTAATCCATATGATATACGATTAGGTGATGATAAATTAGTATCTTATTTTTCACCAAATAAAAGGCTAGCAGCTGATTATATTGTTGGATGTGCTTTATATCCTAATAAAGCAGGATTCTTACATAAATTTAGAGTTAAAAAAGATATAGAAAAGATATTAATTATTTCTACACATGAAAAACAAGCCCATTGGACATTAAGTTTTATCGATGAAAGTTTTTGTTCTAGAAAATTTAGAATTCAATTAGATGGTATTGGATTCTTTTTCGCTAGAAGAGATGAAAAGGATTTTACAGCAATTCAACAAGGAGATAACTCTGTTAAAAATTTGGCGTTTGATTCCGAATTCGCTATCTGTAATCCCAATGAGTTTTTAGAGTATGTGTCATCTCAAAGATGTCAATCTGTTCGTAAATTAACAGATGATTATCATTTTTCTAAATAAATTTAATATTTTATATATAAATATTAAATTTTATAATTATCATAAAATGAATTTAATGTTTTGGACAAATTATTTGCATAATTTTCATCTGATAATATGTTTGATTCATCTAATTTTTTAATATATTTTTTATAAAGTTTAAAATAAAGCTCTTCATTAAAGGTATATAATTTAATTAATTTAATATAATCAACTATATTATCTGCTAATAAATACTTTTCCATTTTAATTGATTTTATTAATGACTTGGAAAATAATCCATGATAACGATTTTTACAGGAATAGCCAATAAATGGTATTTTTAATTTTAGTATTTCAAGAGCAGTTGAATGATTATTATAAGTAATACAATCAATAAATAATATATTCTCTTGAAGTTTTATTGGGTTTGTATTATCATATCTATCAAGTTTAATCTGTTCTGATGGAAATATTATTTTAAACCAGTCATTATTTATATATCCATATATGGTAATAAGTATCTTTTTATTTATTTTAATAATACCATTTACAAGTTTTACAAGTTCATGTGACATTTTTGGCGAATATGTTATTAAACCAATACGTATACAATTCGGGTCATATACTGGAGTTTTAATAATACTATAATCTGAATAATACGGTATTGGTAATATGAAACCATCAATCTTAATAAAATTAAACATATTCTCATCTATTTTTGTATATTGTTTCAAAATATCATATAAATTATTATCAATCAAATTATAATCATAACAAGTTTTTGGATATATAACAGGAGGTTCTTGATAACTTATTATTAATGGACATGGTTTTGATAGAATAACATCTTTCCTTCTATAAAATCCATAAATTGATATAAGTATTGTTAATTTCTTCTCATGTATTAATTTACTTAATTCTATATTTGTAGATTTTGATATATAATGTACTTCTGTTACACCATCTATAAACATTTTATCATTATTATCCAATTCACTTTCAGTATTATCTAAAAATAAATATATGTTAAATAGATTTTTTAAATATTTAATAATACTACGGAAATTTTTAAAACCAGGACTAGATGCCTTTGGTAAAATATATATACCAATCTTTTCTATAGTCTTATGATTTTTTATATAATCATTATTATATAATGGTTCTTGGCTTATTGATATCACATTACTAATATTATTTAAATTACTAATATTGCCAAAACGTGTAAAATTATAAGGATCTATTTTATATTTATTCGTTATATTATCGTTTGATAATAAAATTTCAAGTTTATTATCATAATATTTCATATCATCATAATTTAATAAATATTTATCCTTATATGAGTTTATATCAATTAATAGCTCTACACTTATTTTTTCATATTCATCTGTTTTTTTTAAGTAAGGAAACAGGGATTTCTTTTGTATATTATCTAGTTTATTAAATTTATTATGACTTATTAAAATATCAAAGTTATATAATTTTATACTTTTTATATGGTCATCTGTTATTACCTTATCGTATACGCCCCTATCAAAATATGTATTAATTATATCTTCCATATAATTAATAAAATATAATAATTATTCTTCTTCTGTATCTATTAATTTTTGATATTCTTCTAATATTATTATTAATTCTGCTTCTGATAATTCTTCTAATGTTTTTGGTTGGTTTTTTAATGCACTTGTTTGCATGATATTATTCATAAAATTAGATATTATCAATTGGTTTTTCGTAATACATAAATCATCAATACATATTTTTTTATCAGCTGTTTCAGTCTTACTTTTATCCGATACTTTTATTAAATTATTTATATGGTCTTCTGTTAAACAATTATTACCAATACATAATTTATTAACATGTGTTGTACCATCTTTATCTATTTTTAATTGTGCCTTATTTTTACTATCGTCCGAACAATTATCATCATAACAATAACCTGTCCAAATTTCATAATCTCCGTTACTATTTACTTTGGTTCCCGATCTTAAATTACCATTCGCATCATAATGGAACATATCACGTGTATTATATTCTTTGGATTTTGTATCATTAACATTGAAATCTTCTTTAATAATAAATTTACCAGATACTGTATATGACATAATTACAATTAGAAAATAAAATAACTATATTTTATTATTATCTAAGTAAATACTAATGGGAAAAACATATCAAATTAAAACAAAGATTTATAAAGAGCATGATGAACGTTATATAAAAATATCTAAAAATCAAATGAGAATCTTAGAATCTTTATATTTAGATGGAAGTAAAGATAAAAAATATTTTGATAGTAAAAATAAATTACGATATACTGAGCATTCGGGATTATTGGATTTTGGAAAATCCACATTACAAAGAATTATTATAAATGCCAAACAAAATATATCAGATAAAAATGATGATACAATATTATTACCTGATAATATGCCAGATGCATTTGATTTTGAATATATGTTTCATACACATCCTGCAACTCCAAATCCCACATCTAGATTAATAGAAGGTATATTATATGAATTCCCAAGTGTTTCTGATCTTTTTCATTTTATAGAACATCATAATGCGGGCAGAATACAAGGATCTATTATAATTACACCAGAAGGCTTATATATAATTAAATGTATTAATAGTAATATTAAAATAAATATTGATAATGAAAATAAAGTAATGAAATATTTACACAATGAGATTGATTCTATACAAGAGAAGGCTATTAAAAAATATAGTGATAAAATAAGTATAGATAAATTTTATACAAAAATTGCCCAGGATAAAACGTATATAGATATGTACAATCAACTAATAAAAAATATGAATTTAAAAATATTTTATAAGCCACGGTCATTATATAATAAAAAATGGATATTAAACGAATTATATTTAAAAGTGCGCCCAGTAGAATAAATTTATTAATAAATATTTTTTTTTATATATTATTATTATATATAATGTTTGAAAATAAAAACACTTTAGTCTATGTTTTAATCGCTATAGTACTTTTTTATTTATTATCCAATAAAATGAAAGAAACATTCGCCAATGGAAGTAGTAATTTAAAAGGTTGCTATAAAATGGATACTAATATGTGTAGTCCTGATTGCTGTGGTAAACAATGGCCACTATCATTTGATGTTCAAAGAGATCCAAGAATTAAAGATGGTGAATTAGGAACTAAATATATTCCTACTAATATGACATGCTCTGGAAAGATGGGTACCGGATGTGTATGTGCTGATAAAAAACAATATACATTTTTAAGTAATAGAGGTAATAATGCTTAAATGGGGAAAATTATTAAAAAAATCATATATATATATAATATATATGAATTTTTTAGTTGAAACCAAAAATGAATATACAATTCAATTAATTAATATATTGACGCCTCATTTATATGAAGGATTTGATTCAATATATGTTGAATCAAAAAAAATTATTAAGAAAGGAGAAGAAAAAAAATTACTAAAAGCTTTTCAACAATTTATAAAACGTATTCCTAGTTGGAATAGTAATCTTATTGAAAATGAAACAAAACGTATTAAAAATGCAAGTAGATGTGATTTTATGAATAATTTATTAAAAGCAGTTATAAAAGCAAACATTATATTACTATCAAATAATAGTACAAAGTATACTAATACAACTATAGACGAAGAATATTTAGATATACCTTTATCAAAATTTATTCATAAATGTTATATTGAATGTGCAAGACAATTTTATAATGCACCTTATTTATTTTATCATGAAATAAAACCTATAGAAAGAAAACGCAATCAACGAGACGCAAATGAAATAATAAAACAATCTATAAAAGAAGCTATTCGAAAAATATTGCCAGTGCAACATATATTAAACCAATACTTGGGAAACAAAATTAATTTAGGAGTTGACCAAATTGATAAACCTATCTCAAATGCGGATTCTGATAATTTAAAACAATTATTATCACAAGATTTAAATTATGAAAATAAAACAAATAGCAATAATTCACTATTTAAATCACATATCTCGGAAAATATTAAAATTGTTCAACCTATAGAAGATGTTCAATCTGAAAAACATATTAAATTAGTTGAACCTGAAATTCATTTAACAACAGTTAATAATGATATTACAAAAATTTCATATACTGACAATGATAGTGACGATGAAACACATCGATTAATATCAGAAATGAAATTAAATATGCAACAAAATTTATTAATTATTGATATAAATAATAATAATTACATAAATAATGATTTTGGTGATGATGATATCGATGATGACGATATTGTAAGTCATAAATCAATACCTAACACAATATTATTCTACAAATAAAGATATTATTAATAACGAATTAAAAGAATCTGAAAGACAAATTAATCTCCAATTAAAAGAATCTGAAATACAAAATAACTCTCAGAAAGAATCGGAAATACAAAACAACTCCCAGAAAGAATCGGAAATACAAATTAAAGAAGATAATGAAATAAAAAATATAGTTATTAAAAAAATAAATTATAATGATAGTGAAAGTTCTATGCCGTATATTGGGAATGACGAAGAGTATGAAGATGTATTTAGTAATATATTAGAATCTCATACTTCAGATATACTAATTGATAAAATTAATGTTAATAACAATAATAAAAATGACAAAAAAAGAAAAGATATATATTTTTCAAGATTTAATGGATTATAAATTATCTATATAATATTATATGAACCAAAATAGTATCAATCCTATATTATTTGGATTAGTTGCTGGCGTTATTACACATATTATTCTTTATGTCGATATTAATTATGAAAATAAAAAATTTAAATTAAAACCGAATACCGACGAAGATGGTAAATGTAGATGCCCATCTTTATACGTTACATTAAAAGTTCCTTTGATGATTGGGGCTCTTGTATGGGCTACCGCATCATACTTTGATCAAACTGAAAATAATATTACGGATGTATTTGTAAATAGTTCATCCTCTTTATTTGATCAAGATGTTTTTACGGATCTTCCAGATTTTTAAAATATATTTACTCTATAACAATATGAGTGGTTTTAGAGATATTAATTTTGGCAGCGAATGTTTACAATTAGATAAATTTGACTTAAAGAATTTAGTTTTTGATCCAAACGGAGACTTTTTAAATCCAAGAATTGCTATTATTGCAAAATCAGGATCTGGAAAAAGTTGGGTTATTCGAGATATCATGAGTCAAATGTATGATATACCATGTGGCACTATTATTGCCCCTACTGATAAAATGACAGGATTTTATAATGAATTCTTCCCAGTATCATTTATTCACCATGAATATCAAGAAAATATTATTCCTCGTATTTTAGCTAGACAAAAAATTATTTTAGCTAAGAATGTTGAAAGGGAAAAAGCAGAAAAAAAACCTCTAGATCCAAGACTCTTTTTAATTATGGACGACTGTATGAGTACAAAACATTTATGGCTCAAAGATCCGAATGTTTTAACTATTTTTAATGAAGGTAGGCATTATCAATTAACATTTATACTCTCTATGCAATATTCATTAGGTATTCAACCGGAATTAAGATCTAATTTTGATTATGTATTCCTTTTAGGAGAAGATTTCATCAATAATAGAAAAAAATTATATGAACATTATGCTGGTATGTTCCCAAGTAGAGAATTATTTGATCAAGTATTTTTACAAGTTACTGACGATTATGGAGTTATGGTTATTAATAATCGCCTACGATCATCTGATATCAGAAAAAAAGTCTTTTGGTATAAAGCTAAAAAAAAAAAAGAAGATCTAGTTGTTGGATGTACCCGTTTTAAACAATTCCATAAATTATATTTTGACTCCAATCATGACAAACGATTGCCATTTATTGACCTATCACAGTTTGGAACTAAAAAAAAAACTAATATACATGTTGTTAAAAAAACTGACGATACTGATGAATATTAATCCGCTTTTGGTACTTTCGCAAACGAACCAACCCACGGCGAAGCTTCATCAAACATTCTCCCATATAAATCACTTATTGCAACTGGCTCATCCTGCTCCTCCTTAAATGATCTTGGAATATATCTATATTTAATCTCAGATGCTGGACATCTATTATATGACTTTGTAATTTCTATTATTATAAAAATTACACCTATCATAAATAATAATAACACTATAAATCTAAAATTTAATACTTCCGATACTCTATCCCGGTTATACCCTAATAAATCTAATATATAATTTATCATATATATTACATTCATAAAATAATTTATATATATTCTTTAAAAATATATCAATTATTAATTTATTCTTTCTTCTGATTTTTTAACATTTTCTCATATAACTTTCTGGCATCTTCTAATTCTTTTGTAATATTATCAATGGTTTCTTCATTTGATTCAGAACTTTCATTCGCAATAGATGGAATATCCTCATCAAATGATTCATCTATTACTTCATTCCCACCCTGTTGAAGATTATTCGCCTCATTCTCAGTAAATGTTTTTGCCTTTTCTTGATTTTCATTTGTGGACTTAATCAAATTATTTAAATCCTTGTTTGCATATTCTACATTTTTTACATTATTAATACTATTTGACCAACTCATCCAATGACCCATATCTGCTACAAAAATATTATTATATTTATCATTCTCATATAATTTTTTACAATAAGCACTCGCTTCTTCCTCTTTCTCAAACATACCTCTAATTTTAAATCCCCTTACTCCAAATACTGTCGAATTATTTTCCAACTGCTCTGGAGTTAAAAAAGAAATACAATAATATCGCTGATTTGAAATTACATCATCCTCCTGCAAATATTTAATTTCCTTTCCTGTTGTTTCTTCTGTTGCAGCTACAGATGATGCAGTTACTGGCTCATTTAGAGGTTCAAGTAAATCTTTTACTTCCTCCTCCTTTTTTGACTTTTTTAATCTATCTTTTCTTTTCTCATAATTCACATCAGCATTTACTCTTTCCTTTTTATACACTTTCATTAATTTGTTTAACTCATCATTCGCATTTAAATCACTCTTTTGATCATCTAACCAAGAAATCCACTTACCTACTTCTACTACATAAACACCATATGTTGAATCTATTTTATGAAGTTCCTTACATCTATCTTCTGCTCTTTCTTTAACACCATAAATACCTCTAACTTTAATAAAGTTGTTTTTACAGTGTTTTACTAATTCAGGTGTAATAAATGATACACATGCCCATGTTTGATTTGTAATAGGGGTATCATCTTCTAGATAATCTGGTATTTCATTGCTCATATTAATTAATATTAAATATAAATCTTTATGTATTTTTTTACATTTAATATATAAAAAAATACATTCTTAATATACTTAATTATATTTACTTAAAATTGAATTAATTAACTCTATTTAACCAAAAATAATAGAATTAATCTAAATAATGTTTGGAATTAAAAAACAATTTATAACAAATGATTATTTTCACAATCTAAATAACGAAATAAACTTCAATTATGACGGTGTTATAATAGATGGAAAATCATTGAAAGAAGACCGGGCAACTGCATGGATGACAGATAATGACCATTCGTATACATATGGGCATAAAATTATGAATTCGCAACCTATGTCTCAAACTGTGAAAATAATTCAAAATATAATTCAAGATAAATATGGGGAATTATTTGATTCAGTATTAATTAATTATTATAAAAATGGCAACGTCGGAATGAGATATCATTCCGATGAAGTTTATGATCAATGGAATGAACATTCAGTTATTGTTACTTTCGGATCCACACGAAAAATTGTATTTCGCCTTATTGAAAATTATAACGATAAAACTTATATTGACTTTTCATCTGGCGATCTTATATTTATGAAAGAAGGATGCCAACAACTATATCAACACAGGGTAATGAAAGATTCTAATATCACCGAAGAAAGAATTAGCTTAGTTTATAAAAAACATATTTAAACACCATAAATTAAAATTTCATATTTCATAACAGATCATAAATATACTTTTTCGTCTACAAAGTGCAATTTTTTAAAGTATGACAAATTTTATTTTTAAAAAACGAAATCCTTTTTTTGAAATAACGATTCCCCCCCCCCTTATATTAAAAATTTCATAAAAAAGTCAATCTAAAAAATCAGGTAATCAGGTATTTATGATGTAAATATATATTATATAAAAAATATAATAGATATATATTAGATGTATATATATAAATTACCTAAATATATATACATATTACCTAATAATTACCTAATAAATATGTAATTTAGGTAATATATTAGGTAATTATATGATTTAAATATATATTATTATATAATACATAATGGTAAATTATACATGTTATCGTTGTGGATACAGCAATATAAATAAATCAAATATAGTTCGTCATATTGCACGTAAAAATAGTTGTATTCCTAAATTTAATAATATTAATTTAGACGAAGTAAAAGAATCAATTTTAAGTGGATTAAATTATGAAGAATATTTAAATTTAAATGATAAACCCAATAAATACCCAGATTCGCAAAATATATACCCAGATAAATACCCAGATTCGCAAAATATATACCCAGATAAATACCCCGATCAGTCAATTATATACCCAAATAAATACCCAAATTCAGTCGAAAATGCAAAAAATATAGATAATAATGGAGAAGATAATATATGTGAATTTTGTAAGAAAATATTGAGTAGTTACAAGAATTTATGGAGACATCTAAAAACATGTAAAGAGAAGAAAAAAGATGAAGAAGTAAAAGATTCAATGGATAAATTAGTAAAATTATTAAATAAAAAATTGGATGATCAAAATAAACAAATCAATAATCAAATGAATGATTTCAAAAAGGAATTAACAAAGCGAGATAATCAATTAACGAAGCGAGATAAACAATTAATGAAGCAAAATAAGCAAATAGATGAATTAATAAAGAAAGCTGGAATAAATAACAGCACAATAAATGTACAAAATAATATAAAGTTATTAAGTTATAGTGATACAGATCGAAGCCATTTGACAGATAATGATATAATAAAATGTTTGAAACATTCTAATTTTTGTATTCCTTATTTAATAGAAAAGATCCATTTTGATGCAAATAAACCAGAAAATCATAATGTATATATATCAAACTTGAAAAATAAATATATTATGATGTATGATGGTAAAAAATGGAAATGCAACGACAGAGATGAACAAATAACGAATTTAATAGACGATAATGAAGGTATCATAGAATATAAATTAGAAGAATGGATTGAGAATGGTAACAAGTTCCCCGAGATGATGAAAAAATTTAATAGATATATAGAAAAAAAAGAGAATGATATTGTCATAAATAAAATAAAAGATGATATAAAATTATTATTATATAATAATAGAACTATTATCAATAAAGATGTAAATAAGTTGGCCATAGTTAATTAATATATAGGTAAAATTAGGCAAAAATAGGTAAAAATAGGCAATTATTTAGACGATATATAATGCCTAAAATGACATAGATGTCTATTACATGTATATAAATAAATATATTATGTGACAGATATACCCAATAAATTCAAATATATGCCAATAAATACCCATTTTTTAGGTTGAGACATTATATGGATCTATATTGTAATGATGTTAAATAAATTAATTGAAGATATATTTATTGATGTAAATTACATTTTGTACATATTCTATCTGGTCCTTCATACATGGTACAATATGATGTTTCCCAATTGTGTTCACATTTATTATATAATATGGAATCGATGATGCGAATACTTTCATCTAATTGGTTATATATACTGTAATGTTCATGTTTGATTTGATTTGTTTGCGCTTTTAATAATATTAATTCGTCCGCTGATAATTTACTTAGTTCTAATTTTTTATTATCTGTTTTTACACATGTATTAGCACCTATTTGATCATTATTTGATGACATTATTATATATGAATAATATTATAATGTAATAATATTGTATTTCAAATTTTTATATAAAAAATTTTGAGATATAATGTAAGTATTTTATAGAATAGATATATGTTTACTGTTGATCAGCCGATTTATTTAAGAAAGTATATGGGATATTATTTAGTTGCTGATACAAAAGTTCAATATAATATATCTTGTATTGAACCTAGAATGATAAAAAATAAATATACAAAATGTTATGAAAAATATGCAATTCTTTCTAATGGCAAATACCAAATTTTATATAGTTATGATTCTTTTACAAAACAATATGAATATTTCGTAGAAGAAGTACCATATTGTTATAAATGGTACTGTTGTTTTTAATAAATGATACTTTATATTATTGTATTTCAAATTACTATATAAATAATTTGAGATATAATGTAAGAAATTTAATTACTGTAAGCGACACCTCCCATACCACTCATTACTCTTAAAACATTGTAATTTACACCATAGATGTATACTACACCTCCAGCGGTGGCGGTAGTAACAGATAATGTTGCGTTATCAATTCTGGAGAAATTGCATGTTCCAGATGGCTGATGGTCTTCAGGATTAAGGGCAAATGAGTAAACATTTACACCTGCAATACCACCTCTGGTGTGATGTATATTTGGTTGTACATTTTCGAAAAATCGACCATTTTGTTTAGAAAATCTATCATGTCCATTAAGCTGTAATAAAGCATCAGTGATTGGAAGAGTTGTACCTAAAGCAGTAGTAGTAGCAGAAGCGTGTGCCCAGACTAATTCTTTAACTGGGTGGTTAAAGTTAAGTCTGAATTTGTTAGCACCAGCAGCAGCAGATGCTGTTTCAACACCTGTGAATTGTAATTGTTCGATTAAGTATTCGTGAGATGCTTGAGCAAATCTTTTTCTTTCTTCGGAATCTAAGTAGATATAGTTGACTAATAAAGTGGTATTAGACATTGTAATATCAGTTGGGCTTCCAAATTGGAATTCAAGTCTAACATCGTGATATTGTAACGCAATTAATGGTAAAGCTAAACCATCATTTCTACAGCAGAAGAATTGTAATGGTACAAATAATTCAGCAACTCCATTATCAGCTAATTCAGCTTGTTGGATTAAAGCATTGTTGTTAGTGTCTTGATCAGCTGGTCTGGATAAGTCACCCCAGATTTGCATCCATCTACCGTAATGTTTGTCGATTTTAGTTCCACCAATTT